CGGCGATACCGGCCAGACATGCCATGTACTGCTCGGGCGTCAGGTTGAACGGAATTTTCGAGGATGTTCCTGACTGAACGTGCTGCTGGGAGGACGGAGGAGGTACCTGACCCATTACCATGTTCTGCAGTTGCATAGAGGGACCAGGAGGGACAACTTCGTCGAGAGATGTGGAAAACTCGGCCATTTGAGATTCTCCAACGTTTTTTTCGGGCGGTTTTTCAATCAGCCCCTGAGGTATCACTGACGAAATATCGGTAGAACCATTTGCATCATAAGGTTCCATTTATTCTTGTCCTCTAATTTTTGGTCAAAAGGTGGGCGCGCTAAATTTTCTTCACTGTCACAGTGCCCGACCCGGCCTTTCTGGTAAGGACCGGCTTGGAAGCAGCCAGACCGTGCTTGGGGTTGTAGTGTTTTTTATGATATTCCCAAAGGGCCGATGAACCACACCTAAAATTCTTCCTGAGGGTCGCCTTGTAATAAAACACGCAATTCGTAACATCATTGCTCTTGGACGTGTTGTCCAGGACGAGGCACTCATAGTTTTCAGTGCAGGCGTCCATCACTTGACAAAACTGATCGAACGTAGGAAAAACACCGAAAAAAGCTTTGTAAAGATTTTCACGATTCTGACGAACGTTGTCTCGGAGGACAAACACGTAATCCACATTCGTCCGAATCATGGGAGTCATGTCCATGCAGTACTGGGTGGTCATCATGAAGAAAATCTTCCAGTGACGACCATTCATGAACAACTGCCGAATGCATGGGTCTCGCATGAAAGCCCGGTCGTACATGCAGTCGTCCATCAGTATGAAAACCGGGGAGGCTTTCCCGGCTGCTATATTTCTCTTCTGACGCTCTATAATCTTCTCGACTGCCGGCTTGTTATAGTCTCCATAAACGAAAAGATCAGGGATGAACTGTCTGTAGTGTCCGTTCCCTTCTTCGGTCCCTGACATGGCTATCCCGGCCGGAAGGTGCTTTTTGTGCCAGAGGATGTCAGTCACGAGACTCGTTTTCCCCGTTCCGCGCTTGCCGATGAATACACACACTTTGTCGTCTCCCATCGACCTCGGATCAAATTTTCGCAACTGAATATTCATCCTGGAATAAGGTTATATATTAGGCAGTGCCGAGGAGCGCATCTCCTTTTTTTCAGTCATCTTAATAGAATGAGTGCCGGCGAGATTCAACTTGCCGCTCTCGGAATGCAAGACGTTCACCTTACAGGATCTCCCCAGGTCACGTACTTTGACGGCGTGTACCGACGCCACACACCCTTCAGTGTCCAGTCTTTCAACATACCATTTCAGGACCAGAATATAATTTGGGGAAATCAGGGCATTTGCAGAATTCCTTACAAAGGGGACATGGTTCAGTCACTGACCCTCTCGGTCACTTTACCTGCCCTTTACCCAATTACCGACCAGTACAAATGGCCCGCACCGGCCCAGACGTTTTCACCCTTGCCGTATTTTTACATAAACGGACAAGGGCCGGCCTACATTTCAAGTATAGGAGTGACTACATTTTACATAGTGAACACGACCCAGTCTCCGTCCTGGCTACCGAGTCACGTGGTGTTCAGTCCCGCCCAAAACAAGTTTGTATTCGATGCGAGCGTCAAGAGCGTGAGTGTGGCTCAGAAGGACGTGAACTCGGTCGGAGTGTTTTGGGGGTTGGACCCTCATGGCTTCTCGAGTATAGGTACCATTGGCGGAGTGCCTGTCACGACATGGACGTCCGGGTCAAATTTAACGCTGATAGAGTCTGGATGGGTACCTTATGCGACCTCGGCGACCACGAGTTCTACAAACTCTCTTTTGTTTACCCAGGGTGCCGCAGTCTCTTCAGGATTTCTAAATTTCAGCACGTTCGGCCAGACCATAGGGTCCTCTATATTCATGCAGGCAACCAAAAATGGGTCTATCAAGTTCAACTACAAAGGTTCGTATGCGTTTCTCATAGAACCTGCAGGACTTCCGTGGAACATAACCGGAATAGGTGTCGGCCACTCGCCGACCGACGGCCCGCCTTCTTCGGTCTCGTACGATTACTTTTATTCTTACGCGGTCCAGTTTTCGGCAAGCAACCCTCGTGTCATTTTACCGTTTTACGTGTCTGACATTTCGCAGTACTACTTTGTGAAATTCGAGCCCGGGAACAGCGCGACTCTGTCGGCCTCATCCGAGGTGAGTCTCATGGATCTGAACGAATTTTGGATACTGACTGGAAATACGGCCGTCAACAAGAGCAACGTCGACTTTAGTAACGGTTGGACCAGACAATCATTCACTCAGAACATTCTCAGTGTTTCTCAAAATAATTTTTCTTTTTTTTCTCAGGGACTCTACAACATTTATGGAGAGTTGACCGCACCTTCCTCTAACACCATCACGTCGGTCGGACTCTGGCAAAATGACACGAACAGACTGGTGACTCAGTGGAATACGACCCAGGCCGCGAGCCCTACTCTCACGTTCAGTCTTCCGGTCCAGGTTGTGAATCCGACACTCAACAACTATTCTCTGATTGTAAGATCTCTGGATTCGTGGAATGGCGTTTCGAATCTAGTCTCAAACTCGATGATAGCCGTTGAATATTTCGGAACGAGCTCAACTTTCAATGATCAAGAAAACGACCTGCGCCAGAATGGGTTTTTCGTTCAGATGAAAAATCTGAATAACCAGGGGCTCGGCACGACGTCATTAAATTTTAGGTCTTCGGCGAATCAATTCGGAACGAGCTCTTACGACGTGCGTGTGAACACCGATGGTCGGATAGAGTTCAGTGTCGCAACAAATTACAGAATTTCGTCCTACCTGGAAACGAGCAATGCGTACGTGTCGAACATAACCATCCTGACAATGGCGTCGGGCGGCTCTACTATGTACCCCGTGCAGACCCAAAACATTCCTTTGGGTATATCGGGTGGATACACGGTCGACATGGTCTTAAACGCGGTCACGTCGAACGTATATCAGATGCAGATAGGCCTGGCCGGATCTATACTTGGCCAGACGACGACAAACATAACATCAAATTCATATTTTACATTTCTGGGAGTTTCTTCGAATATAATTTTACAAAATTATTCTTACGTTGATTCGGTCGGGACGTACCTCATACAGTCGGCCGAACTCAGGATCGGAGGACAGTCAGTCGAGACTCTCACGGGAGAATACATAGAAATTTACAACGATTTATACGTTCCGCAGGAGAATCAGCCGGGACTGACTCTTTTGACCGGAAAACTGGACTCGAGTCCGGTATACACAATTCCAGGATTTTCGGGACGCACGTACTATATAAATCTACCGTTCTTCTTCTATTCGAATGCAGAACTATCATTGCCCGTGTGTGCCCTCGGACTCCAGGATCTAGAGGTCTGGGTGACATTCAACGATTTTCAGGTTCTTCTGGCAAGTCCGGGTATAGTGCCGACTCCGTCGTCCGTCGTGACTTCTATGATAGTAGACTATGCGTACCTTTCAGACCCAGAGGTTAGGTGGTTTTCGTCCCACCGCCAAGATTACATAATTAGACAGATCCAATATGACACCTTTGGGCTAGGAGGGAGTCTCAATTTCGACATAGACTTTTCTGGACCTGTTCGGGAACTCTACTTTGTGATCCAGGACTCTTCGTCCGGGCCATACTCGTACGCGACAGATCCGTCCATGGGACTCACAATAACTCTGAACGGGGAAGACATGATAGATCAGAGCACGATGGAGTACCATTTCATGAGGTTCGTAGCGCCTCTCCACTGCTACTCCCGGCAGCCCGACCGGATTCTGCACGTGGTGCCCCTGTGCAGGAACCCCCAGGACCCCAGACCTTCCGGATCTGTAAACATGAGCAGAATTTACCAGAAAAAATTTCAAATTTCTTTGCCGACTATGCCATCTCTGTCTACAAAGACCCTGAGACTCATGGCAGCCTCTTTTAACGTCCTTCGGGTAGAGAATGGGCTGGCCGGAATTATGTTCCAGTAGTAATAGGAATGGCCGGTCGCCAATTGCTTACTCAACTAGGTCAAGAAGATATCATCTTGTCCGGAGATCCCGAAATCACTTTTTTCAAGGAACAGTACAAAGCCAGGTCACCGTTCGCGAGCCGTGTCACGGAGGTAATATTTGAGTCTCCGCCCACCTTCGGAGAAGAATCGGATGTGGACATACCACTCAATGGGGATCTCATGACGGCCATGTATGCCCGGTTCGATTTCCCTTCCGCTCCGTCGTCAAACTTCAAATCATACGCAGGCCTGCAGATGATAAATTTTGTAGAACTTTATTCAGGTTCGCAGCTCGTAGAGAGACTGTGGGGAGAGTACATAGGAATACTGAACGCGTGTCAGGTCCCGACGAGCAAACAGACTTCTCTGACGAGTCTAGTAGGGTCCGGGACTCCGAACGCACAGTACACACCAAGTTCCAGGTACACGGTCCCGCTCGGATTTCAGTGCCTGAAGAACGGTCTCCCTCTCGTGAAGAATATGACTTTCAGAATTTCTCTCAATCAGAGCACCGTCTTCACGGTCCCGCCCATCGCTGCCATTCCTTCGATGGACTTCAAATTCTTGGTAGAATTCGTAATTCTCGGAGAACCAGAACGAAACTGGATGAAAAAAAGGGGGCCCGTACTGTACCTCGGAGAGAGCGTGCAGAGGGCCCAGTTTGACGTTTCGGCCGGACATTCGAACGTCCGATGCGTGACCCAATTTCTTCATCCCGTGAAAGAATTATTCTTTACTATCAAAAATACAGCGTCCGACAATTTCGATTACTGGTACAACTATGCGTCCAGTTCTAGCACGTTCCCGTGGGCCTATGCATATTCAAACATAAATCAACTCAACTCGCTGGGTATGTATTTCGAGGGCGTCCAGAAAGTGAACCCTATCTGGGCCACGAGTCTGTATCTGGGGACGACCCAGTTCATGGACTATCACACCCGAGTGCCAGTCGCCCCGTTCTACATGTACTCGTTTTCGCTCGACCCCGAAAACCCGAAACCGACCGGATCTGTCAACATGGGAAGAATAAAAAATCAATACTTTGATCTTTTTTTACAGCCGAGTCAGCAGGCCCGGACCGTGACAATATGGGCCAGGTACTATACGTTTCTAAAGGTGGACGGGTTCGAGACTCTCGTAAACTTGTACGACAACAATGGAGACGACGGGTACATCACGTACCTCAATTAGTGCGTCCGAGGTACGGTCCAAAAAGATCCCGGTCAGAGTAATGGAACTAGAACCCTTTGACCCTGGCACGTTCTACACGCTGATACGACCATTTGAAAAAACAAAATTCAGTCTGTTTCAAATGAGCGATTCTGACGATGAAAACGAAGAACTTTTTAAAAATTGGACGATTATTCAGGAAGATTCGTCAGATTATGACACCGAGTAATTTTCTCAGGTAATATAAAATGATTAAGCCGGGTGTCGCTATCATAGGGACCTTGTTGAACATAATGGCCCTGTCGTGGGTCATGGACCTGGAAAAGTCAGGCTGCCAGTGTGCAAACGACTGGCGCCGCCAAGTCATCAAGTATTGGTACGTCCTGGCGCTCGTGTGGCCGTTGGTGGTTTACTCAGTTAATCCCCCGGCCGCAGTTACAAAAGCCCTCGGAGTCTTTGGCCTCATTGCATTTTTCTCGCTAGCGTCTTCTCTCTGGAGTATTCACCGGCAAAAGTGCCACTGTGCCCAGGATTGGCGTGAGAAGGTTCTCGTCGTTACGACCTCACTTTCAGTCATTGGAATATTTTCTCACTTGTAAGTAAATGGCGAGCGCAGTAGCCCTCGAAGTCGAATCATTTGCCCTCAATGCCATCGTCGGTTCGCTGGCACTCACGGCATCCCTGAGCTGGCTGGATTTCGTGCGGGCCGTAGTGGGCATGCTCATCAGGGTTCCTAAGGAGACCAGCCAGTTTTTCCTCGTGACTGCAATCCTGACGACCCTCTTGTCTGTCATGGTCTACATGATCATAAAGATGACTATCAAGAACGTGGAGATTAAAAAGCCCGGCCAGATCTACGCTCTTACGAGGTAGGGGCTCGCCTGACGAAAAGTATGACCAGAAGTCCGGCCAGTAAAAGAGCACCGGCGAGCGCCAAGTTCGGACCCCCGTCGAACGGGACCGGGGGAGGCAACTCGTCCAGAACAAAAGTGTCCTCCTTGCTCGGGTCCTTCGTATGGAACCGAAGAAGGAAAGAATTCGTCTCGAGGCCGTTGAATATCAGGGGGTTTCCGTAGACGTCGAGCCACTTGACAGTCAGGCGATCCAGAGAACCTATGGGCTCTGGATAAAACACAGAAACTTTATAATCTTTATTTTCATGAAAATTTTTGATCGTTCCGGAGTTGACGTCCAGAGGAATTGGAGCAAACGACCTCTGGGCGTTGGCCCCGGAGACTGTCTGCTGGCCGTTCTGTACGCTGGTCAAGGCTCCCGCGTATACGTGATTAGGTGTCTTGAGCTCATCTATGTCAAGGTAGACGTACTCTCCAAGGGACATGTTGACGACGTTGTTCGAAGTTCCGGTCACTGGTACACCTACGGGGACTCCAATCATCTGGGCCAATCCGGCCGAATTGAAAGTCACTGGGCCACCAGAAAACTGAAACTTTCCCCGGTACTGGATGTATGAGCAGGTCAGGGCGGGCTGGGCCGCTATTGAAATCTGACTGGCCAGATCCCAGACTCCGTAAAAACCTGCGGGAATGCTGTAATTTGTAGACCCGACAGTGAAACAACCCGTTCCGTTTATCAGATTGTACATAGTATTGGGGACTCGGGCACTGACCAGATCTACGCGTTCCACGTTCCTCACGGGACTCGACAGGAAGAGAGTGTACGAGTTCCCTGAAGGGAAAAGGTTTGAATTTCTATTCGCCGAGTTTGCAAAGATGAGGTGCATTAATGTAGACTACGATTTATTAAAGTAGGGGCTCGCGCAAAACGTCTGATCGACCGGGGTCTGAGCCGTGTAGATGCCAACATTGCTCGAGGAGTATCCAGGGGTCATGACGACCTTGCCGCTCGGGACGAGGATAGCAGAACCGAAACCCTGGCTCGTCTGGGAGGTGACATTTGAAAACTTTAGGCTGACCGTATCGAATGTAAAACCGTTCGCAGAGCCCACGTTGGTTGTGTTATCGACGAGTGACGGGGTGAAAAACACGTTCCCGGACCCGAGAAGACACGCTCCGAGTGAGAATGTGAAAACGTTTGTATTGGCCGAGGGAATCGTCACGTTCGAGGAGATGCCCAGGCTGGGCTTAATCACTATAATGTTGGACTTGTTGGGAGTTCCGATGACGTTTCCATTGGGCGCAAGGGTCAGGCCCGTGAATCCGTCCGTCCCGACGAAGATGTTTGAAGAGGATAGACCGACCGGATCGAACTGGATGACATTGGCTGTTCCGGGTGAAGGAATGATGACGTTCCCGTTGGGCAAGAGCTGAATGCCTTGTTGGAGAGCCGGGCCGTCGGTGCTATACGCCCCCAGATTGTTTGAACCACCAGCAGCAACAGCTGCAAAAAGTCCCAATTGGGGCGACCAGGCGACTGAGGTCCACGTGCTAGATAGGCTAGGAGGGGTGACCGATGAGTACCAGTTCTTGCCGTCGGTGCTATACGCCCCCCTATTGGTTGTACCACCAGAAGCAACAGCTGCAAAAAGTCCCAATTGGGGCGACCAGGCGACTGAGTTCCACAAGCTAGATGTGAGAGGAGAGGTGACCGATGGGCGCCAGTCACGGCCATAATTCCCGGGCGACGGCAAAGCCAGTACGTTTGAGGCGACCGAACTTGCGTAGACATAGTTTACTACATTTGAAGGAACCCCTTGGGGCGCGAATATGATGTTGTTGGCCGTCAGGCATCCGGAGTACTGCCCGCCGCCTATCGTGCCCTGTGTAGTCGTGTTAGCAAGGGTCGTCTGGTTAATGGCATAAACTACCCCGCACGTTGGATTACACACGATCTGATTTCCTGGAACTGCGAAACAACCAGAGGTCGATCCGGCTGGAATTGTGTTCGACAGAAACATGAACGTTTCCGTCTCTGGATAAAAAGCCATTATAGTCTTTCCGTCGCCCGGAGGGAAAATAACCATTCCATGAGATGAATAGGCTCCGCCCGAGAGAACGAGTCCTGAACCAATGGCGAAACTTTGACAATTTCCGGCCAGGCCGCTCATCCACCACGACCTCGATGGGTTGTTCGCCACGCTCGTACTAAAGTTTATCCAATTCTGGATGGCCGGGGCGTTCGTCTGGTTGGGAACGAGGTGCGCGGCCGATCTGACAGAGTCGCCTGTATAGTAGTAACTGCCCTGGACGTGAAGGGCCGCCACGGGGCTGGTCGTACCTATGCCGACTGAGCCTACGCCGACCAGACTCTGGCTATTGTAAAAAGTGGTTGACATCTACTAGTCTCAAAGAAGTTATTTAGCCTCTAGGGCGGCGATGCGGGCCTCGAGCGAATTAATTGCGGTTTGTTGAGTTTTTATAAGAGAATAAAGTTTCTTGACGCCATCTACTGCGAAACAGGAGATCTGATCGTAATCAAGTACCTTGAAATCATGAACCTCTTTTCCAACTACAAAAATTTCATCATCTGAATAAGATTCTTCGAGGGTAAACGAATTATTAGTAACATTGTAAATTTTAGTTTCCAATATTTTATTGGCAGAGTTTAGAAGCCTGACTCTGTCACCGTTACAGAAACCGTGGTTGTCAATAGTTATAACATTCGATGAAACTGAATCAGCCTTTCTATAGACTGATGGTATAAAATTACTAGTCGTTCCAACAACTTCAGGGATAACTGGTTCAATTTCTTGAGCAAAGAACCCGTACTTTGATCTGGATCCATTTGAAATTTTATCGATATAAGAATATTTCCTAAGTAGTATTTGTGATAACTTGTCTAGAGAATTTACATCCCCTGCACTTTCATCAATCTTTATACGTGAATCAGAAGAAGCTATGTACCCCTGTCCAGAG